CGGCCGGGGAAGGCCCGGAAAATTCCCGCATGAAATCTAAAAAAAATTTAGCATTTCGTTACGCAAGACCCCCCTGCCCGGCCCCTATGGAGGATAAAAATGAGCGATATCGAGCGGATCGCCGGAGAAAACATGCGCTTCGAGTGCTGGGCTCTGGCCGACATGATCCCCGCCACCTACAACCCGCGCAAGGCCCTGACCCCCTCGGACCCCGAATACCAGGACATCGCCCGGAGCATAGAGAACCTGGATTATTCCCAGCCGATCATTCTGAATTACGACGGAACGATCATCGCCGGGCACCAGCGCCGGACCGTAATGATGGACCTCGGTTACACGGCCGCCATGGTCGTGGTTTTGGAGATCCGGGACAAGAACAAGGAAAAGGCGCTGAACATCGCCCTCAACAAGATCGACGGCAAATGGGACCAGGCCGTTCTGAAAGACCTGCTCCTGGAGCTGGACCTCAACGGTTACGATTTTTCGATTACCGGCTTCCACCAGGATGAGCTGGAGGACCTGATCCAGGCCCTGGACGTCCCCGCCGAAGCCAATGATGATGACTTCGACCCTGATGAGGCCCGAGAGCGGATCGAAGCCCCGGTCACGAACCGGGGCGACATTTGGCAGCTCGGCCGCCACCGGCTGATGTGCGGCGATGCTACCGACCCGGAGGACGTGGCTGCCCTGATGCGAGGGGAGCTCCTGGACCTGGTGATCACGGATCCGCCATACAACGTGGACTATGGCTCCAAGGTCAACGGCGTCCCCGGCTATTTCAAGAATAAAGACCGGGGCGATTTCGACTATATCCAGGCGGACAGCATGGACACCCTGAGCTTCTACCAGTTCCTGCTGGCAGCCTTCCAGAACATGAACGACGCGATGCGGACCGGCGCGGGGATTTACGTTTTTCACGCGGAGAGCTCCGGCCTCCAGTTTCGGCAAGCATACGCGGACGCGGGTCTGAAAATGGCCCAGTGCCTCATCTGGGAGAAAAACACCTTCGTGATGGGGCGGCAAGACTACCAATGGCGGCACGAGCCGATTTTATACGGATGGAAAGAGGGCGCTGCCCACTACTTCATCAAAGACAGGACCCAGGACACGGTCATGCTGGAGGAGATGCCCGATTTCAAGAGCATGAAGCGCCAGGAGTTGCTGGCCTTTATAGAAAAGCTCTACCGGGACAACCAGGATCAAACCTCGGTCCTCTACGAAAACAAGCCCAGCCGGAACAGCCTGCACCCGACCATGAAGCCGATCCCGCTGGTCGGGCGGCTGATGAACAACTCCAGCAAACCCGGATGGGCGTCTTCGGAGGCAGCGGCACCACTTTGATGGCCGCCGAACAGCTGGGCCGGACCTCCTACCTGATGGAATACGACGAACGCAACTGCGACGTCATCGTCCAGCGGTGGGAAGCCTACACCGGGAAAGAGGCCCAAAGGCTATGAACGACACCGATCAGCTGACCGCTGAAATTTTGCGGGGGGGGGGCTCCATTTGGATGAAAGAGGAAACGTAGCTGGCGGCGGCATGTACCGCGTCGAGATCATCGCCCAGCTTTTCGGCGTGAGCGTGCGCCGGATCCAGCAGCTGACCCAGGAAGGGGTCCTGCCAACCACCCAAACCCCAGAGGGCCGGAGATATGACCTGGTCCCCACCATTCAGAAATACGTGAAGTATTTGTCCGATAAGGCATATGGCAAGAGCGCAAAATCCGAAAAAGAGCTGGAGCTCCGGGAGAGAAAGATGGAGGCGGAAGCCGCCCTCAAGGAATCCCAGTCAGAGCTTCACCGGCTGCGGACGGACATCGCCCAGGGCAAATATATCAGCGTGGAGGAAGTAACTCTCGATTACGCCCGGTTTTTCGTGACGTTTAAGAAATTCGCCCTCTCCATACCGGCCCGGGTCGGCGGCATCATAACCGGCTTCGTGGACCCCCTGGAGGTGCGCGGCATCGAGAAGGACCTCCAAAAGGATATCCAGCGACTGCTGGAATCCTTTGTGGTCGCCGGAGTAACAGAGCTGCCTCCTTCCAAAAAGAAGGGAGGCACCGATGGCAGCCCGGAAGCGCAAGACAACCCGAGTTAGAAAATACCTGGTCACCGCCTACCAAAAGGAAGCGCTGGCCAACCTCCGTCCACCGGAGGACATAACCGTCTCGGAGTGGGCCGAACAATACCGGGTGCTGAACGCAAAGTCCAGCGCCTCCCCGGGACCATGGCGAAACGACAAAACCCCATACCTCCAAGGGATCATGGATGAATTCGTCAACTACGCCACGGAGGAAATCATCTTCTGCAAGTCGACCCAGATCGGAGGCACGGAGGCCCTCCACAATATGCTCGGTTACGCCATCCACGAGGACCCTGCCCCGGCTATGATCGTTTACCCTTCGGATGAGCTCGGCAAGAGCGTCTCCACGAACCGATTGCAGCCGATGATGGAGGACACCGCTCCCCTGCGGGAGAGATACCGCCCGAACGATTCCTCCGTCCTGGAGCTACAGTTCGATTCCATGTATTTAACCATCGGCGGAGCGAACAGCCCCTCCAAGCTGGCAAGCCGCCCGATCCGCTACCTCTTCCTGGATGAGGTGGACAAGTACCCCGGAGCCTCGAAAAAAGAAGCGGATCCGATCAAGCTGGCCCGGGAACGTACAAAGACCTTCTCCAACCGGAAGATCTACATCACGAGCACGCCCACGCTGAAAACCGGCCACATCTGGAAAGCGATGGAGGGTGCCGACATCATAAAGCACTTCTTTGTGCCATGCCCCCATTGCGGGAAATACATAGAGCTCAAGTGGGCCCAGATCAAATTCCCCAGCGATAAAAACATGAGCTATGCCGACCGGGCGGAGTTCGCGGTTTACGGCTGCCAGGAATGCGGCGGCGTGATCACCGACCGGGAAAAGCCGCAGATGCTCCAGCAAGGGGAATGGCGAGTGGTAGAGGAACACACACAATACGTCCAAAAGGTCGCCTTCTGGATCAACGTCCTCTATTCCCCCTTCGTCCGCTTTTCAGAGATAGCAAAGGAATTCCTGACCTCCAAGGATGACCCCGAGGAGTTCCAGAATTTCACCAACAGCTGGCTGGCGGAACCTTGGGAGGACACGAAGCTCAAGACCAACGCCGACATGGTAATGGAGCGGCAAACGGAGGTCCCCGCCATGGTGGTGCCGAAATGGGCCCGGCTCCTGACCGGAGGCGTGGACGTACAGGAAAACTGCCTATATTGGAGCATCCGCGCCTGGGGCAACTACCTGACATCCCAAAACATAGCCCACGGGCAAGCCCTCGGCTTCCGAGAGGTCGAGCGGGTCATGAACCTGCAGTATGAGCGGGAGGATGACCACGAGCCAATGGTTGTGGCCCTGGCCCTGATCGACTCCGGCAACGACACCGACAGAGTTTATGACTTCTGCGCGGACAACTCCGAGTGGGCGCTGCCCTGCAAGGGATCCAGCGGGTCGATGGATTCACATTTCAGAATTTCCCGCGTGAATAAAACCGATTCCAAAGCCTACGGCATGAACCTGGTCCTGGTCGACGGTAACAAATACAAGGACATGATCGCCGGGCGGATGCGCCGGGACAACGGCACCGGCTCCTGGATGGTCCACGCGGAGTGCGACCGGGAATATGCCGAACAGGTCACGGCGGAGCACAAGGTGAACGTCCGCTCCGGAAGCGGAAAGGTTACCCAGCGCTGGGTCCCCAAGACCTCGCACGCGGATAACCATTACCTCGACACCGAGGTTTATGCCATGGCCGCCGCTGATTGCCTCGGCGTCCGGACCCTCCACATGGAGATGGAGCAGGAACAGAACCAGGAAGAAAAGCCGAAACAGGAAAACCCGCCCCCGGAGGATAACTGGCTGGGAGGCGGAACCCAAAAATGGATTTAAGGGGAGGATGACATGAGCGATACACCCATGACCGCAAGGCAGCTGCTGACGGAGGTCGAAACAGCGATCACCAAAGTGCTGGTGAGCGGCCAGAGCTACAAGATCGGTTCCCGGAGCCTGACCCGTGCGGATTTGAAAATGCTGAAATCCATGCGGGATGACCTCCAGGCCCAGATCGCGGAGGAATCCGACACCTCCCTCTTTTCGGACACCTACGTGGCCTTTTTCGACGGGAGGTAAATCATGAGCTGGCTAGACAATATCATCGGATGGATCAGCCCCGAATGGGGAGCACGCCGGGAAGCCTGGCGGAACGTCCTCCAGGAACAGAGGAATTATGATGCCGGGCAGTATGACCGGCTGAACGCCAACTGGCGGGTGGTCAATCAGAGCGCCGAAGCAACCGACCGTTACAGCCGGGACACGGTCCGGGCCCGGGCCCGGGACCTGGAGCGGAACAGCGACATGATGAACAGCGTGATCGGCCCCTTCGTGCGGAACACGGTCGGCGCTGGCTTCACCCTCCAGGCGGAAACCGGGAACCGGACCCTCAACGAACAGATCGAAAAGCTCTGGCGGCTCTGGTGCAAAAAGCGCAACTGCGACGTTACCCAGACCCAGAGCTTCGACCAGATGCTCCGCATGGCCGTCCGGAGGAAAAAGGTGGACGGCGGCGTCCTCTTCGTAAAGAGGTACACCACCGGAGGCGTGGTCCCGTTCAAGCTGCAGCTTTTCGAGGTCGATGAGCTGGACAGCACCCAAGTCGCACCAAAGCACAAGGGCAACCGCGTGATCGGCGGCATCGAATACACGAAATACAACGCCCCGGTCGGCTACTGGTTCCGGCAATACACCACGGACGGCCTGAGCGTGACCGAACCGGTCTATGTAAGAGCCCAGGACGTGATCTTCTATTACAGCAAGCGCCGCCCCTCCCAGCTGCGGGAGATGAGCGACATGAGCCAGACGATCAACCGGATCCGGGACGCAAACGAGTTCATGGTCGCCATTTCGGTCAAGCAGCGGATCGAAGCATGCCTCGCCGTGTTCATCAAGCGGAGCATCCCCACAACCGGCCTGGGCCGCCAAACCGGAACCAGCAACGGTCCCCGGCAGAGCTACGACGGAAAGACCCTCGCCCCCGGCATGATCAAAGAGATGAACGTCGGCGATGAGATCCAGGTGGTCAACCCCCAGGGACAGGCCACGGACGCGGGGAGCTTCATCAAGCTGCTGCAGCGCCTCATCGGAGCGAAACCACCTATTCCTCCGCCCGGCAAGGTCTGATCGAGGACTCCATGACATACGCGGAGGAGAACGAGCTCCTGGCCGACGTCATGGATGAGATTTATGAGACGTTCATCATTTCCGCCGTTTTGTGCGGAGCCCTAAACATCCCCCGGTTTTGGGAGGATAAAGACAAGTACTTCACTCACAGCTTTGTAAAACCGCCCAAGCCCTGGATCGAGCCCAGCAAAGAGGCGGTCGCCACAAAGACGGCCATGCAGACGGGTCAAAAGACGTTCAAACAGATCGCGGCCGAAAACGGCTCCGACTGGCGGCGTCAGATCGACGATATCTGCGAGGTCCTCGACTACGCCCGTGAAAAACACGGAATAGATCTCGGAGGTGTAATCCTTGGACAGAAAAAGAGCGATGGCCTCTATGAGGCCGATGACGGCCCCGATGACGGCGACGGAAGCACGGATCCGGAGCCTTCGGAGGGAGATGGAAACGACCCCGGAGAATCCGGAGCGCCCGGCCAGGCCGACAACGGCGATGAGGGCGACGGAGGCAGCGACGGCGAATAACCAGCAGCGGATGTTCACCGACTGCTCCATCCGGGCGATGGATGGAGAAGGGAACGAGCGAAAGTTCGCGCTTTCCTTTTCCTCGGAAGAACCCTATGAACGTTGGTGGGGTATTGAGATCCTCGACCACGCGGAAGGGTGCGTCGACCTTACCCGGCTGAACGAAATCGGCGTCCTGCTTTTCAACCACGACCGGTACGTCGTGCTCGGGAAGATCCTCCGGGCCTGGGTCGAGAATAACAGAGGATATGCGGAGGTCGAGTTCGACACCGATGAACAGGCCGACGTTATATTCCAGAAGGTGCAGAGCGGGACCCTCAAAGGCGTCTCGGTCGGCTACCGTATAGATTCCCTGGAGGAAGTCCAGGCGGGAAAGACATCGGCAGATGGCAGATTCACAGGACCCGCTGAGATCGCGAGAAAATGGTGGCCCTTCGAGATCAGCATCGTTTCTGTACCTGCAGACGGGACGGTCGGCGTCGGTCGAGAATTCGACCGGCCGGGGGCAACCGCTCCGCTGTCGCTGTTCGAGCGCCAACTTCAAATAAACGAAACCATCATAGGAGGTAAGCACCATGAATAAACGTGCCCAGCGGATGGCCAAGCTCCAGCGCCAGCAGGAGCTGGTGTCCGCCGCCAGAAATGAGCACCGCGATCTCACCGCCGATGAACAGGCGGAGTTCGACACGCTCCAGCGTGAGATCGAAACCCTGACCTCGGAGATTGAGGCCGAGGAGCGCCAGCTGCAGACCCCCGCTGCTCCTGCCGCCCCCGCCGCCGCTCCTGCGACCGGCACCCCTGCCCCCGCCCCCGAGGACAACACGAGAGGCATCGAAGCGGAGCGCACCCGCTGCGCGGAGATCACCACCCTCTGCCGTGATTTTGACGTGGATCCCACGCCCTACATCAACGGCAACCGGAGCCTGGCCGAGGTCCAGGCGGAGATCCTGCGCTCCCTTCGGAACAACAGCGCCCCCCTTGCCGGGAGCATTACCGGAGGCACGAGCGGTGAGGATGAATTCCGCCGCGACGCTTCGGACGGCCTCCTGCTGCACGGCGGCATCAACGTGGAGAACCCGAACGCCGGAGCCCGTCAGTTTGCCCAGATGAGCTTCCGCGACCTGGCCATCGAATGCCTGGAGCGCGGCGGCGTAACCGGCGCACGCCGGATGAGCAGCGACGAGCTGTTCCATGAGGTCGTGACCCGTCAGTTCTTCAACCCCACCGACAGCTTCCCCGCCATCCTCGATAACGCCATTCAGAAGGCTTACGTCGAGGGCCACCGGACGGTCCCCGTCACCTTCGACCAGTGGACCAAGAAGGGCAGCCTCAAAGACTTCAAGACCTACAACAACAACTATCTCGCGGGTCCCGTGGGTGAGTTCCTGGAGGTCCCCGAGGGCGGAGAGCTGAAGAACGACATCCCCACGGACAAGAAGCTGCCCACCCGCAGCCTCAAGACCTACGGGAAGCAGTTCACCCTGAGCCGCCAGGCTTTCATCAACGATGACATCGACCTGGTGACCCGGATCCCCGCCCGGTATGCCGCCGCCGCCCGGAAAACCATCAACACTCAGTGCTACAAGATCCTGATGAACAACCCCACCATCTATGATGGCAAGGCCCTGTTCCACGCGGATCACGCCAACCTGGTCGGCACCGGCACCGGCGTCACCCTGGCAGCGATGCAGGCCATGATCATGGCACTGAGCACCCAGAAGGACGAATTCGACCAGCCGATCATCGTGCGCCCCGCGTCCATCATCGTCCCGGCCGGTTACGCCTTCGACATCTTCACCCTTTTCAACAGCCCGACGATCAACACCTCGGGCAACACCCAGGCCGTCAACCCGCTTTATCGCTACCGCGATACCATCGGCGTGATCGAGGATCCCACCATCAACGCTCTGGCTGGCGGCTTCGGCAACGTAATGCCCTGGTTCCTCACCGGCACCCGCGAGGACACCGACTTCATCGAAGTCGACTATCTGAACGGCCAGGAGATCCCCACCATCCGCCGGATGGAGGTCGCCGGTCAGCTGGGCTTCGTTTGGGACATCTGGCTCGACTGGGGCATCAACGTCATGGATTACCGTGGCGCGATCAAGAACCCCGGCATCCAGGTCAACTCCCCCCTGAGCTAAGAAAGGAGGTAAGCACCAATGGCAAAGGCTGAATATTGGCAGAGGGGCGAATCCCTCGACTACATCAACTCCGGCGACACCACCATCGAGGCCAACACCATCGTGGTGATCGGCGACCGGATCGGCGTGACCGGCACCGGCATCGCCCCGGGTATGCTGGGCTCCCTCCACGTGGCTGGCGTTTTCACCATGCCCAAGACCGGCACCGCCGCCGTGGCCATGGGTAAAACCGTCTACTGGGACGGCAACGGCATCACCGACGAAGCCGATGACGGTGAGACGAACCCCACCGCCTACATCGAAGTCGGCTATGCCGCCGCTGCGGCCGCCGCCCATGGAGGCCATCAGGATCATCATGAACACGATCCCGGAGGCGCCCATCAGCGCGGTGCCGGGGAAGAAGAGCCACTGCAC